CTTTAACAAAAAAGTCAGAAGATTTAGAAAAAGCTTTAAATATAAAAACAGACTTTCTAAATAATATAAGTCATGAAATACGTACGCCAATTAATGGCTTAGTAAATTTATCAAGCTTATTGTCTGACAATTGGAAAAAGTATTCTGACTCTGAGCATTATAAAATTATAAAAACCATTGCTGAATCAAGTAAGCGTTTAATAAAAATAATAAACAATGTTTTGGATATTTCAAAATTTACATCGGGTAAAATGAGTATGATAATGATAGAAGGTAATTTAGAAGAGTTATTAAAAGCAATAATTGTGGAGTTCGAGTCTATTTATCTCATTCAATATAAAGACATTGTTATTGAGACCAATATACAGATTGGAATAGACAGCACTGTGAAGATGGATCCAGATAGGGTTAATCAAGTTTTACGTAATTTAATTGATAATGCTTTTAAATTTAGTAAAGCAGGAAAAATTAAAATCTCTTTGATAACTCAAGGTAAGAATCTAGAAGTTATTGTAGATGATGAAGGGATTGGAATACCAGAACAACAGTTGGAAGAAATATTTAATCCTTTTATACAAAGTAATAAAACTAAAGGTTATACAAGTGGTACAGGGTTGGGCTTATCTATTTGCAAAGAGATTATTGCTGCTCATAATGGAAAAATATGGGCGGTAAATAAAATTATAGGATCGTCTTTTCACTTTACTCTACCTAGATTAGAACTTATGAAACTTGATCAAGAAGTTGATTCTAATTCAATAAAGGGTACTGCTTTAATGATTGATGACGATGAACTTTCTCATGCTGTAATGAGAATGATTTTAAACAATGATGGATATGAAGTAATTAGTTTTTATAATGGAGTAGACGGATTAGAATATCTTAGCCAAAATGTAAATAAAATTAATTTTATATTTTTAGATTTAATGATGCCTGGTATGCATGGTTTAGATGTTTTAAGAAAAATAAAATCGGATGAGTCTCTTGCTGCTATTCCGGTAATTATTCAAAGTGCTAGTAATCCTTCTGATGAGGCTAGTTATTCTCAAGCTATGGAACTTGGAGCTACAGGGTTTTTTAGAAAACCCTATAGTCATAAAGAGATAAGTGAATTTGTAAATAAAATCCTTCTATAAAAAGGAAATCATTAGAATGGTATTGCGTCTTCTAAATCAAGATTATTGATATCTAATAATGGTTTTTTTTCAATTGACTCATTATAATTTAGTTTAGATTGTGGAATATTAGGAACAAATTCATTAATGCTCAATATTCTTGTAATTACATTTTTTTGCAAAGACTTTCCTTCTGAGTTAATTTTAAGAATGCCATTAGTATCTTTATCATCAATTATTTTAATAGAAAGCTTAGCTTTTTTACCGATTAAGTCAACTGGATAATCTGCTAATTTCCCCATAACTGCCATACACACTTGACGGAGTTTATATTTAGCACGATCAACCACTTCAACATTGTCATGAGTTTGCATATAAATGTCATAGATAATGCGGTTTTTATAAGCGTCAGGACTTAAGATGGTAAAAGCTATACTAAGATAGTTATCGCCTTTTTTTGATTGCTTAAGCTCAGAACCTGAGATTATAGCATCGTAAATATTATTAGGCAGTAAAGCTTGTGATAACTGAGTTTTTTTAGCTTCTTCATTTAGCATAATATTTTCAATATTAGTCCAGTCTAGTTTTTCATTTGCATTCATTTTGTTACTCCTTTTAAGTTATTAATTAACCAGCTCCTAAATACGCAGCTACATCTCTTTCTTTAGATTCGTTAGATTTTTTAAAATCAACAATATTAGAATTGCTTGTATCGATATAATCTACAATCATCTCATGTAATAAATCATAAGCTTTATCAATATGATTTACAACCTTTGGTGGCAGTCTAAATCTATTTTTAGCTCTTACTCTACCATTATCTTCAGTTATTATTACTCGATCATCAGTTGCCATACGTATTTTGCCTTTTTTAGTTTCAGCAGCAGAAGATATTGCATACATATCTTTACATAAGAAAAACACACAATCTGCCCATTCAACTAAATGAGAAGTGACGTCTTTATCAAGTTTTAGATCAAATTTAGTATAAGAGCCATTAATAGGGTCTTGGATTGTTTTACCTTCAAAGTTACTATGTGCCAATAATATGATATTTAAATTACGTTTATTACGTAATGCATCTAAAGCAGATGTTATCTTTGACCATTTTTCGAGAAATAAAATAGTACCTTTTCTATAGACTTTCTGATTAATCTCAGCAAGTGTTTCAACTCTATTATTGCGAGGATCATTATTATGTTCTTCTACAATTTTAGTGCATACTAGTTTCTCAAGGGCGTCCATAGTATCGATAACTACGGTTTGATAGTCATGCTCTTCTTTATATAACCATTGTATAGCGTCCGTAAGATCCTGATAGGATTTAATTTGATGAGCTCGTACAGGAAGAGCCTCAGCGCCATTTTCAGCGCATAAGAATATAGGGTTAGGTGCTTGAGATGCTAATGTACTTTTTCCAGCTCCTTCGCCACCATAAACTACCCACCTATGAGGTTTTAATGTAATTTTTGCTTCTAATTTTGATAAATCTAACATATTTTTGCTCCTTTTTTAAATTATATAACATTCTTAAATATAGAACAAAAATTATAAGTTGTCAATGTATTATTTTGTATATATAATGCATTGACATTATATGGGGTAACTTTAACGAGCTATCGAATAGTATATATGTATTATATATAATGTATTGACATGCAATTATGTTGTATGTAATATTTAATTTGTAAGTATTTGCTTATAACTTAAAACAAGGAGTTTAAAGATGATTAAAAAAGCTATGCAAGCATATAATGATGGATATATTACTTTTTCTGAAGTATTGCAGATAATACTTCTTTATGTAGGTTTAACCGCTAAACGTAAACAAATCTCAGCAAAAACAATGTTTTAAAGGACAGTATTATGAGCAAAAAATGTATAGATACTAAATTAGGAATTTATAATATTCATATGAATTATGATCCGAAAAATCCTACTTTATTAAAAGATCTTTTAAATATTACATCTGTAGATAACAGAGGAAATTCTACTCTAATGCAGATGTCAAAATCCTTTAATAATCATGATTTTCCTGATCAAGAAGCTATAGTTATTAATATACAAACATTTAAAGACAATCAACATATTACAGGATTAAATATGTATTTAGATGTAGTTGCTGTTCAGTTTTTAATAGATAATTTGCAAAATATGGTTGACAAGATGAAAGTTAAAAATTCTAATGAAGAAAATGCTTTCAAAAAGGAAATTATTAATGACCCTATCTGATCCTAGAAATCTAATCACTATAAACGAGATGGCAAGAAGATTGCCTACTATATTAACTGCAACAAGACTAAAATTTTGGTTACGTCTCCGTAATGAAAACGGTCTTAAAGAAAGCGGAGCAATTGTTAAAATCGAAAGACAGTTATTAATAGATGAGAATAAGTTCATTGACTGGCTACAAAAGAATAAAATGAAGACATAGCCAGTTGACAGAACGTAACAATATGCAGAAATTTGCATTATAAAGAGATTCTGTTGTAATATTACTTATAAATAGATAACTTTTTATTAGGTAAGCTATGACCAAAGAACAAATAAGAATAGAGATACAAAAGCAAACTAGCTTTGATAAATTGTATAGTTTTTGGAAAGATCCTAGAGAAAGATTTAATAATGCAGAGATAAATAAGAAGAAAAAGAATAACTGTTTGAATTGTTTGTTAGTTATATTAGTAATTTCAATTGTGTTTTTCTTAATTCAAGCATTACATTTTAGTTTCTAAATAAAAAAGGCTCCGCTAAGGAGCCTTTTTTATAAAACACAAAGAGCTTGTAAATTAATTAAGTACCAACTATATTAAACACCGACCAAAGAAATTTAATGAGTGGTTTTTTATGAAATTCCCGCTAGAAAATTCCAAAAACATCCGAAGGCTTTACGCTTTAGGAAGGCTTTCGAAATGAACATTACCTCATCAAATACCCCCTGTCAACAAAAAAACCATAACTTTATTAATAAAAGTGGTGTGTTTGGTAAGGTTTGTTACAAAGATATTAATGATAATTTCAATATTCTTAATATTAAAGTTAGTATTGATCCTTTTAATGCCTGTAATATTAGGTTTAAAGCGCCTGAGATATCTCCTAAAATAGAAATATTTATTAATAATTTATTTAAGAATGATAAATTTTTTCCTGCGGTGTCTATGATTATAGGTAGTATATTACATATAATAGAAGCAGAATTTAAAGCTATAGATGGTGAAGTTTGGAAAAAAATACCAGATAAGATTTTAAAGAAAGTGTGTTTAGATCTTTATGATCTAAAAACTTATACTAGAGTAAGAAATTTTTTGAAAAAGACAGGAATGTGTGAGATTAAACATCTCAGTGAAAGAAGAAAGACAACTGATTCTGAAGGAAAGGCATCTACTCAACGAGATACAACTTGCTGGTATAATATAACCATGCTTCGAACTTTATTAAATCAATATGGAGTTACTAAACAAATGCTATGGGATTATGCATGGGTCAAAAGCAGTAAAGTACGCGAAGCTTACAAACGAGCAGGCATACTGGCTAAAAGCGAGAATACTCTTAGAAGAAAAAAGCTTTTTACTTTGCTAAAAATTGCCCAGAAAAAAAATGTCGTATCAAGTAATATAAAAAATAAAGTATATTATAATAACAATGAAAAAATTGAAAATTTTGAGATTAAAAAAGAGATATTCAGTATAAAATCAGTTTATTCGCCCTACCATCGATTACGAGATTTTACTCAGGAGCGACTAGATAGAGAAAATAACGTTAAAAAACCAAACCCCACACCGATAAATTGGGTGAAACTACAAAACGGGGTTAAAAATAACTATATCAAGCAAATAGCACAAAAACTAAGTTGCAGATATGATAAAGAACATGGTAAGTTTGAAAAAAGAATTATTGATGATAATTTAGATGCGGCGTTAGACAGAATGTTGCAATCAATTAAAGTTGTTAAAAAGAAATATTAATATGAAAAAATTAACTATTAATAAAATGGCAGAAATAACTACTAAATTATATCCGCCATTTTCTGAAGAAATAGGTGGATTGCTTAAAAAATTGTCCGATGAAATCAGAGAAGAGCTTGATAGCCTTAACATGAAGGCAAATAATAAAGAAAATAAAGATGTAATATTTAGTAGCATAATAAGTACCGTAATAATTCACCTAGGAGAACTATTGGATATACGCTATGAGATGCCTCAGCATGATAGTTTAAAACGTATTTGTAAGGAACTGTCGTCAGAAAATCAATCAATACATTAAAGAATGACTAATAATAAAGTACTACAATCGTTAGAAGCAGAACTAGCAAGATTAATGGAGGCTAATAACTGGAAGGATTTACCTAAGAATATCCGATATGCTCTTAAAAAGCGTATTGAGGATGTACAGTGGCAATTAAAAAAGCTAAAAGAGAAAAAGCTAAATTAATCCTCATTCATATTTGTAAAATTAGTTTCTCCTAATAAACACATATTTGAATTATTTAAAGAAATTATATTATCTTTAATATCTTCAACTTTAAAATTCAAATATTGATTTAATGGTGAATAAACAATTTCTATGTTTGTAATTAAAATTGCACTAAAAGCTATTCCTTTAACCAAAGATAAAGTAATTTCATTTAAATCAATAGGAATATTTATTAAATTTTTTGTCACTGCTTCAGCAGGTTCTAATATTAATGCACAAAAATTAGAATTTATTTTATGGAAATTACATGCTTCATAACCAAAATTATTAATTCCACCAAGAAATGGGTTATTTCCCATAATTTTGTATTTTAAAAATCCTCCAAAAAAGCCACCCATATATTGCATATTATCAAGGCAATTATTAGCATATCCTCTTATTGCAAAACTAACAAACGCAGCAGTAGTATCAGTGATAACTTTAGTTAACGTTAATTTAGGTAATGCAAACGCACCAGTATAAATTAAACTTGTTGATCCACTAATGAATATAGCTTTTAATCCAGAACTAAGTAATATATCGCTTATATCTGTATAATTGCTAATTTTCATTTTGATTTATTATTCAATAATAACAACATCTCTGCTTTCGCCTGGTAAATCTATTATATGCATATCATTACAAACAGGAGGATTAGTATTAGACTGTTCAAAAACTGTAGTAGCTAGAGGATTTGTATCTTTTTCTTTATTATCAATCATAATATTAGTCTTTATATTTAAAACAGGATTTTTCAGTAGTGATACAATAGTATCTGATTCATTGTCTTTTTTTTCTAAAACTAACTTAGTATCGTTACTAACGATCAGTTTTATATCTTTGTTTATAAAATTGCAATCGGGATTTTGATATTTATTAAACAATAAATAAAGGGAATCAATACCTTTGATTATAACTAATATTTTAATTATACCGTTAAACACTTCTTTTATAGTTGAGGCTCTATTAATTATCGGATCATTTTGATTTAACCCCCAAAACTCCTCCTGATTTGTATAGAAATTTTCTGTACTCATTTTTAATACGCAAACTTATTTTCTATTATTTTACCTTATTTTTATATAACCAGTCAATAAATCTAGTTTCATCTATAAATATTTTTCTGGATATTTTAATAATTGCTTTACTATCTTGAAGATTATTTGTTTTACGGTGGAATATCCACCATCTAACACCTCCTAAAGTTAATTGAGGGTATTTTTTAACAAGTTGTTCAACTGTAACTAAATTATTTAAAGCAGGAATAGTCATTATTTTATTTATCCTTTAAGGAATAAGATTATATTTTCTTAGCACAGATGAAATATTTCTATGACCTGTCTTATTAATAATGCAATATTTATTAATTGATAAGCCACTCTTTTTAATATCATTAAATAGGTTGGTCGCCTTATCTTCTGTATATATTGTTTTAGCTACATTTCTAGCAATTAATTTGTTTTTGGTCACTAAAACATGTTTAAATGTTCTTGATCTTTTCAAATATTTCATGGCTTTTGCACGAACGATTAATCCTTCTAAATGCACAGGATCTTTGCACAATTCTAAATGTTTTTGGGAGATAAGTTTTTTTGTATTTGAGCAAAATAAAGCTTCCATTCTAGGAATACCGTATAGTTGTTTATAATCTATTACACTTATTTCATGTTTTGAACTTATATGATTAGTTAAATGTCTATATTGCTTTTTACATATTAAACATTGAATACTTGAGGGATCTCCCCTCAAATATTCTTCTAGCTCTTCTTGGGTTTTAAACATTTTAATGACCTTGTTTTAAAAGCTTAAGCTGAATGATTAGCATATTTAAATTGCCTATTAAATATCGCGCCATTTTTGAACCTATATCATTATTATCGATTAATTGAGTTAGATAATTTAAAGTCAAATTACCACAATACTCATCTAAAGGAGAGTCTTCATAAGACAATGGCTCTTTTTCTTCGTCAGATAATTTATTATATTGTTCTTGGCTTAAAGCAATTTTTTTATAATACGATTGCAATATTTTTTCTTCTTCTAACGACAATCGAATATATTGGTCGGGTGTCAAATTTAAAATAAGCATAGTTTTACCCTTTTATTTGATCACGTTTAAGAGTAATTCCTATATAAAGCATAATTATTTCTAATGCTTCTAATAGAGAGATATGTCTGTTTTTATAAGCTCCTACAGTAATGTCGATCATTCTTAATTTACTCATTTTGTTGCTCCTTATGTTTTATGTAGTTGTTATATCGTAAGTATATACTTACAAAACAAGCATACAACACATAACAATAGATGTCAACACATAACAATGATAAATAACAAATATTATTATATAATCTACGAATCTACGAATGCTAAATTTTTATCACGTAGATTAATTTACTTGGATAAACAAGGCTTGTAGAGTTAATCTACGAATGCTAATTTCAAGGTGTAAAAAACTCATAGTTCAGGTGAAAATGATAAAGAAATATAAATTTATAGATTTATTTGCAGGTATAGGAGGTTTTCACCATGCATTTCATGAGCTTGGTGCGGAATGCGTTTTCGCATCGGAAATAGACCCTTACGCTCGTAAAACCTATGAATGTAATTTAAAATCTATATCACCGGAGTTGTTTGCTTCGAGTAAGTTTAATAATGATATTTTAAAAATTGCTTATGAGGATATAAATAAAGAAATACCTGATTTTGATATTCTATGTGCAGGTTTTCCGTGCCAGCCTTTTAGCCAGGCAGGGTTTAAGCGTGGTTTTAAAGAAGAGAAAGACTCTCGTGGCAATATGTTTTTTAGAATAAGAGATATAATAAAGCTTAAAAAGCCGAAAGCTATATTTCTTGAAAATGTTAGACACCTTTTAAAGCATGATTACGGGCAAACTTTTTCTATTATAAAGGATATCATAGAAAATGAGCTTGGATATGATTTTCATTATAAAATAGTAAAGGCCTCAGATTTTGGACTCCCACAGCATAGGCCTAGATTGTTTGTTGTTGGATTTAGAAAAGAGGATAAATATAAAACTGATTTTATACATCCGCAAAAGATTCCTTTAAAAATAACCATGTCAGACATATTGGGGGGTGAGTGTAATAAAAAGGTTGGCTATACGTTACGAGTAGGTGGTCGAGGTTCAGGTCTTGCAGATAGGAGAAACTGGGACTCTTATATAGTTAATAATAATCATGTGAGACTAACGTCTAAGGAAGGTCGTGTAATGCAGGGTTTTCCTGAAAATTTTAGGTTTCCGGTAACAGAAACACAAGCTATGAAGCAGTTAGGAAACAGCGTTGCTGTGAATGCCATAAAAGCTTATGGGGGTGCGATTATAGATAGACTTAACGAATTGATGACCACTAGTGGTGATTAATAATCACTAGTGGTCATCAACACCTCATAATAATATCCACAAAAATTGTGGGTAAGTATGTGCAAATATTATCCAATAACGCCTATTGCTGTCATTTTATTCACTTTGCTTAAAAATTAGGCAACATTTTTAGACATGAAATGAGGAGGTTGTTTTGATATTTATAAAAATAAATGCTATAATAAAATATAGGAGGACTTCTTATGACAACACTACAAAAAACAAGCATAGCCTTAATAATAAGCATTTTGAGCATTATAATTTCTTTGCCTGCTATGGCTGAAGATATTGTTAACCCTACTAATAAAGTAATAATTAAATTACGTGGTGGTTATATGTTTTCTGCATATAAAGGCCATTTAAATTATGGACAAGATTTAACACTAAACAATAAATTTTATCCAAACGCCTTGATTAATAAAGCTGACGTTAAAATTCATAATGGCCGTATATATGAGATAGCTGCTGGTTATTTTCTGACTGATAATATTGCTATCGAAGGCTCTATCGGTCATAAAGTAATTAAAATATCAACTGAAACAAATAGCAAAGCTGATACCATTGCTCTTTATGTAAACGCTCATAACAAAAATTTAAGCCCAATAAGTATTATACCTATTACTGCACTTATTCAATATTACTTTTTTCCAGACGCGTATGTTAGACCATACATAGGCATAGGTTATTCACATAGCTTTATAAAAGGTGGAGCAAGTAATATTAAATTTAAAAATGGCGGTGGTATCGTAGGACAAATTGGCTTTGATATACCTTGTAATGATTCGTTTGGCGTCAATGTCGATGTTAAATATATTCCTAGACAATCTACCGACATACATATTAAAAATGTCCTTAGTATGAATCCGCAAAAGATTCCACAGAAATATAAAAATATATTACCAAGTTCTAAAACTTTAAGGCTTAATACTAGTACAACTTCAATTACTGCCGGTGTAACATTTAGATTCTAATTATTATGCAATTTATAAAGTGCATATTAGTTTTTGCATAAATCAATTAGAAACCTAAGGGCAACTTCAGGGTCATGTGTTGTAATGTTAGGACATTCTATATTATCAAGTTTCTGCTTATAAATTACTTGTGTAGCTGAAAGCTTCTCTGTTTGGTCACGTTTTAGCTCAATTTCGGCTACACAAGCAAATTTCTTACCTGCATGCTCTACTTGATATTTAAAGGTATAATCAAATAAACCTGCCATCATACCTTGCTGAGCTAAACTACGCATATAAAGCATATCTAAGGTGCGTTGCGCTATTTGTTTACCTTTATAAGTCGTTAAACGATTGTTTTTGTTCGAAGTAATTTTACGTTCATTAGTATTTTTAACCAAAATAGTATTCTTAGGGATCCTTCCACCTGCATTAGCATAATTGAATAATTGCATAAATACTTTACCAATAGTTGATTCTTTTGGTTTTATTGGTTGACGTTTGAAAGTTAATTTCTTACAATTGGCAATAGACATAATTAATAATTTAGTTATATGAGTAAACATATTAATATTATAGGTGATTTTTTAATGGAAGAAAACAACTATGAGTTGTTTTATGAGTTAACCGATGACGATGAAGATAAAATAAAACTACTTAGAGAATATTCTATAAAACTAGCAGAATATGTGGAGGATAATCTTTAATGGCACAATCAGAAAAAATCTTATGGATTGAAACAACTGTTAAGCTTAAAGAGTTAAAAGATTATGATATTAACCCGCGTAGAATAAATACAGCAGACTTTAAAAGGTTAGTTAATGACATAAAACAAGACGGCTATCATCGACGTATTTTAGTTTCCTATGATAACGTTATCATTGGCGGACATTCACGTAAAAAAGCCCTTCTTGCCGCAGGTTTTAGAGAACATGATGATATTCATGTTTTAAAGCCAAATAGACTGTTATCTGAAGAAGAACTCAAACGTTTAAATATTAGAGACAATCTAGGTTTTGGTGATTGGGACATGGATATGTTAGCTAATAACTTTGATATGGATGATCTCAAAGAATGGGGAATGCCTGATACAATGTTTGATCCTGTAAGTCCTGAAATAGAAATAGCTGAAGACGAAGATGAAATTGTTACAGTTGATATTAATAATCAACCGATAACAAAACAAGGAGATATATGGTTACTAGGTGATCATAGATTGATGTGTGGTGATAGTACGGTTGCTACTACTGTTGAAAGTTTAATGGATGGTATTAGTCCGATACTTATGGTTACAGATCCGCCTTATGGAGTTCAATATGCTGCTTCTTGGAGAGAAAACAGCAAGTCTAAAGGTAAAGTACTTAATGATGATCGTATTGATTGGTCTGAGGCATATTCTTTATTTAACGGAGATATAGCGTATATATGGCACGCAGGTAAATACACTCACTTAGTAACCTCGCATTTAGAAATATGTGGCTATAAACTTATAAATCAAATTATATGGGTTAAACAACATTTTGTACTGAGTAGAGGTGATTATCATTGGCAACATGAACCTTGTTTATATATGGTCAAGAAAGACAAGAAGCATAATTGGCAAGGAGCGCGAGATCAATCAACTGTTTGGGAAATTAAAAATAATAATTTTATAAGCAATTCTGATAAAGAAGAAACTATGGGTCATTCAACTCAAAAACCTATTGAATGTATGCTAAAGCCCGTGCTGAATAATACTAAAGAAGAAGATTATGTTTATGACCCATTTGGTGGCTCAGGCACTACTCTTATCGCATGTGAAAAATCAAATCGCAAATGCTTAATGATGGAATTATCACCGCATTATTGCGATGTAATTGTTAAGCGTTGGGAAAAGCTGAGCGGTAAAAAAGCAATGTTAAGTAGTGAAACTAATTGTGAGTATGAAAACCAAAAAACCCCATAAAACCAATAAACCGTATAAAGATCCTGAGAAGTTTTTAGAAATATATAAAGCTCATGCAGGTCATATTCAGAAGTCATGTAATGTATACGGTATAGACAATAGTACTTATTACGATTGGTGTAAAAAGTATCCTAAGTTTAAACAAGCTACTCTAGATATAAAAGAGCAACTTAGAGGCTTTTGGGATGATTGCGCTTTAAAAGAAATGGCTAAAGGCAATTCCGCTATACTACAACTAACTCATAAATCTTTAAAAGGAACTAATAAATTTCCGATCACTAATGCTTTAAATTATGACTTTGGAGGCATTAAAACAATTGAGGACATAAAGACAACTCGTTTACGCTTATTAGAGGATCTGGGTAATGGAGTGGTAAGTATGGAAGGTGCTAAATTTGCAACTGAAATGTTAGATAGTGTTGCTAATGATTTTCTTGCTTCTGATGGCTTTTCTAAATTAATGGAAATGGCAGAGAAAGTTAAGAAGTTAAAAAATGAATAGATTAAGTTTTCATAAGAAAGTCTTAACATTAGAGGAGAAATTTGCCATTCTTGATACTACAAATCACGTATCTGACTATGCATTGCAGCAACAAGCTAAATATAAAGACAATTTTTATTTGTTTATTAAGGATGCTTGGACAGCTTTAGAGGGATTAAATGTTACCTTTTATGACAACTGGCACATACAAGCTATTGCAGAGCATTTAGAGGCATGTAATAGAGGTGATATTAACTTTTTGATAGTGAACATGCCTCCTCGTTGTATGAAGTCCTCTATCATCTCTATAATGTATCCTGCGTGGGTGTGGGGTAGTGGTGATGCATGGAAGAAATTTCTGTGTGGTACGTATGCCGCTAAACTTTCCAATGAACATTCGCTTAAATGTAGAGATCTGATTAATAGTGGGTGGTATCAAGAAATATTTGGAAATGTATTTAAACTTAGAGATGATAACAATGCCATCCAGAAATTCTCCAATAATAAAAAAGGATATCGGATTGCTTGTTCTGTTGGAGGTGGTGTTGGTATGGGTGGAGATCAAATAATACTGGATGATCCGAACTCCATTGAAGATATGGACTCTGAGGCTAGAAGAACAGCGGTAAACAATTGGTATGATCGTACCATGAGCGATCGTCTTAATGACAAACAAACAGGTTGTAAGATTATATTACAACATAGACCTCACATGGAAGATTTAACCGGTCATATTTTAGAAAATCAGAAGAACATCGTACATTTAAGACTACCTATGGAGTTTGAAAAATCTCATTGTTGTTCAACTATTATACTTCCTTCTACAAACGGCAAAAAATGGATTGATCCGAGGCGTAATGAAGGTGAGTTATTATGGCCTATTAAACACCCGAAGCGTTATATTGAACAAGAAAAGAAAATTAAAGGGGCATTTGCTTATGCCTCCTTATATCAACAAAGACCATCACCAATGCAAGGTGGTATCTTTATAAAAGATGATTTTATGATTTGGGATGAGGAGAATGCTCCTGATTGGAAAATGATTATACAGTCTTGGGACACTGCTTTAATCGGTAAAAAAGCTAATGAAAATTCTGATCCTTCTATGTCCGTATGTACTACTTGGGGAGTATTTAAAAACTTCTACGGTCTAACTTGTATTATGTTACTAGAGCTTTACTGCGGTCATATAGAATTTCATGTTATGAGAGAGATGGCAAAAAGAATGGCTCATAATTATAAAGATATCGATTATGATAATCCTATAGGAGGGAAGAAGTCAGTAGATTATGTATTAATAGAGAAAAAAACACTTGGTGATCCGTTAATGAATGAATTATACATGGCAGGCATTCCTACTAAAGGATTTAATCCTCAAGGTCATGGGGGTAAAGTTGCAAGAGCGCGTTCATGTTTGCCTGAAATAGCTAGTGGCAGGGTATATGTTCGAGAATCTTTCAAAAGTAAGAAATTATTTAAACATGCTGAGAGATTCTTAGAAGCTGCCATAAATTTCCCATCTCATTCGAGTAATGATATTATTGATACTATGAGCCAGGTTCTTATAAGCCTTAAACGTGAACGTATATTGATTCATGAGGATATTTATGAAGAGCCTGAGAATCAAACTGATTTTAATATATTCAATTATAAGTAGGCATTGGTATGAAGTTGCAAGATGTATTTAATAGAATCGGACAGGAGAAATTAGTCAATAAAATAGAGCAAAAGAATCAATCTTTAACACGAGAGTTAAACGGTGAAGAACGCGATATAACCGATGATTTATTTAATGCTAATCTTGAAATGAATCAAGGGCAAGAGCAAGAAGATGAGCTTGATAATGAAATACAACAAGGCAAAAAAGTAGTTGATGAAGATAATGAGGACATTAAAACTAATTTAATCTATGAATTAAAGAATATAGCTGACTTAATTCCTGAACACACAAGACAATCTATTGCTAAAGATGTAATGGATAATCTTAATAATGATAAAAAATCTCGTGAACAATGGTTAGATAATATTAGAGAAGGTAAAGAACAATTTAATATACGCACTAAAGATGATCCAAGAAGTTCTGATAACCAAACAACAGATGGTCGCAAACAAATGTCATCTGATAAATCTTATGCTTTAAACAACGCTATAATTAAAGCTACTTCAACTTTATCATCTATTTTCTTAGGCGAAGAAATTATTAATTTCTCAATTACAGAAGGAACAAATGAATTAAAGGATAAAGCTCTTAAGCTTAAGAATTTTATTAATCAATATTTTAATTTAGCTATTCCTAATTACAAAGAAGATAAAAGAAATTCTTTTTATGATTTAGCTTTAGAAGGGAATGTTTACCAAAAAATTTATTATGATTCGGTAGAGAAAAAACTTGTTAATTATTATCTGCCTGCATTAGATATAGAAGTTAATCCTTACTCACGTAGTGCTGATGATGCTACTCGTATATCTCAACGTGTTCATATGAGCAAATTTGAATTAGATGCTAAAATTGCTAATAAAGATTTTCTTGAATATAACTATCGTCCTATTGGATCTGGCTATGGTGAAGATGATGATGAGTACGATGATGATATGGTTGATACTAGTGAAGATAGAGATGATAATGTTTATGAATTTTATCAAGTTAGAGTTAGATATAAATTAAATGATTTTGGAGATTTGGGAGATTATAAACCACCAGTTGAAAGAGATTTGCCATATTTAATTGACATTGATATTTCTTCAGGAAGAATTGCAGCTATTCATGAGTTCTGGGAAGCTGATGATTCTAATTTTAAAACCATTCAAAATTTTGTAAAGAATTCATATTTTCCTAATTCTGAAAGTTGGAATTGGGGACTATTACACTTGGCTGCTCCTTTAGTTAAATCAGCTACTAATAAAATCAGAATGATTGCTAATGCAGGTGCTTATTCAAGTCATCCGACAGTATTAATTAATAAAGCTATTAAAAACACCAATACCACACAAGTATTATTCCCTGGTAGCATGATACCGATTGATACTGGTGGGAATTTTAAACTATCCGAGCAAATTAGTCCGCTGCCCTTTCCACAAGCATCTCCTTCGTTATCTGAATTGATGCAATATTATGAACAAGGCGTAGATCAAATTACCCTGAGTTTAAATAATATAGGTGATATCGGTGCTAATACCCCTGCAAGTTCTATTATGATGATGATAGATGAAGCTTCTAAAATACCTAATTTTATTATTCGTGGTATTTATGACGCTTTAACTCGTGAATATAGAATATTTTTAACTCAACTTAAGAAATATGCTCATTTAATTGATCCTCAATATATGAGTTTTGAGTTTAGAGAGTTAATTAATGAGTTTGATTTTAATGACCCTAATGTAATTATTACTCCGACGGCTAATAGTAAAGTTTCATCTCAATATATTGATATGATTAAGTATGAAAACTTACTTAATTTAGCAGATAAATATACTCAAATTAATGTAGATTATATATTACGTAATTATGTAACTAATTTAGATTTTAATCCTGATGAGATTTTAAAACCTGAAGCCCAAATACAACCGATGACTCCTTTGATGGAGAATGCATCTTTAATGGCATCACAGCCGGTAAAAGCATTTAGAGAGCAAGATCAGGAAGCTTATATATTAGCATTACAAACATTCATAGATTCATTAAATGCAATGCAAGATTTAGCGCCTGAGACTAAGCAACCTATATTAAATAATGCTATGATGTTAATGGCACAAAGAAAATTCTTTGATGCTTTAAATAAACTTGAAGCTCAAATTAAAGAAAGTCTTGCACAAGAAGGTGCCTCAGAAGAGGAAATTGCAGAGTTTAAATTACCTGAAGACGTGGCTGAGCTTGATTCTGTAATCCTTAATCAGATTGCTCTTATGGAGGCACAAACTATTGCTCAAGATCAACAACAACAACAACAAATTGCCCAGCAAACACCGCCCCCACTTGATCCTAATCAAGTTATGCAAAATCAAGTTGAAGTGGAGGCTCAAAAAGTTCAGGTTGATGCTCATGCAATTGAACAACGTGCGCAGACTGATAATATTAAAGCTCAAACTGAACTTCAAAAAGCGCAAATTGTTCAACAAACTACGCTTCAAAAAGCAATGATAGATCGTGAGAAAGAAATAGAGAAAGCAAATATTGCAGCAAAGATTAAATTGACTGAGATATCAAGTAAATTACAGCAGATTTAAAGTTGGGTCGTTTATAAGCGATTTCTAATTCTCTAGAAATATCATTTTTACATAATTTTGCAAATTATATTAAATAATACTACACTTATGTAGTTAAGTTATTAACATTAAATTGAGGAGACAACAATGTATTTAGATCAAATAAAAAGTAAACTAGGTTCAGCTAATGCTAAAGTTCCTACTGGCAAGAGTGAATCAGTAACAAGATTAAAACGTAAAAAAGGTGGATGTATAACACGTACAAAGCATGCTATGGGTGGCATGGGTGGCATGGATGGTATTACTCCTTTTCATAGTGTGATGACTCCAGCTCCTTCTGCTGGTAAATTTGGCGGTCATAAAAAAGGTAAAAGAGTTAAACGTGAGCCTCATTTTATTGGAGCTATGTTAGGTGCTGCCTCAGCAATACCTGCTATTATAGATTTAGTTAATAGATTTAAAAAGAAATAATTAAATAGGATTATAAAATGCAAAATGTTAGAAAATCACATATTAAAAAAGCAATGCGAGAGCATCATATGATAGGACAAATGCTTTGCGGTAAAACTCTTGATACTCAAAATATTGATAAAAAAACTCATAAAAAAGCAACGAGAGAGCATCATTTTTTAGGAAGTTTAATCGGTATGCTTGCTAAAGGTGCAGGTATGGCTGCTCCTTATTTAGCAAAAGGTCTTAGTTTAGGTACTAAAGCTGCTAGTTTAGGCGCAAAAGGTCTTGGTGCTGTTGGCGGTACTCTTGCTAGAAATGCCGGAAATATAGGACATGCAGTTAATGCTGCCGGTACTGCAGCTCAAGCAGGTATGGCGTTTAATCAAATGCGTCAAGCAAATAAATCATCTGCAGCTCAAGAAAGAATGATGAATGCACAAGCTCAAGGAGCTGAAGATCAAAACGCTTATGCTAAAAGGCAAATGGAAGCGGCACAAGGTCAGAAAAGAGGTGGTCGTACTAAGTCTTACAGATAATATTAATACTTTCGTGATAAGTATTAAAAAAAACGTTGTATAAAAATTTTTTTCTATTACACTATTATTAATTAGCAATTGGCAACAATATAATAATGATGATGGACTTAGAAAAATTTGTACAACGTTTAGAATCTATGTATGGCGAATCTACACGTCAGCTGTTAGATAAAAGCTTTATTCAAGACGATATTAATCAATATAATCTGATTTTTGCACGAAGAAAAACAATCCAAGAAATATTAGAAGAACTAGGAAGATTCCAAAGTGAATCAGAAAGAGTTGCTGCCTTAAAGATTAAATTTTCAGGAACAACTATAATATAAATTATCTATTCATAGGAGACAACAATGAACGGAAAAGATTTTGTAAAACATGAGAATAATTTTAATATCTCAAAAACATGGCACAAAGAATTCAAGAAAGAATGGACTGAAGAAGAAGTCACAGCAAACATAATTAAAGAAATTGGTTATGACATAATTAGACCGGAAAGGAATTATGTATATGGCAAGCTTTATAAAATGGATAATAAAGGCATGATTTGCCAATATGTTGAAGAAACTATTATTAAAGATGCTTTAGAACAATCTGTCTTTAAGATTTTAGCTTTTGGTGAAGATTGTTTTAAAGATAAAGAATGTTTCCCTAATGGTCAGCGTTTTTATATAGGTCAATGGTATAAATTTTCCAAATATGAATATGACAAATTCAAAGTTGGTGGTGAATATGTTGCTATGTTACCTGATATTACTCTAAAAGCACATGTATCTGATCCTTACTATATCGATCATTTATTTCTAACGCCTTATATTTAATATCAACCTAGAGGAGACAGTCAATGGATGATAAAAATAAATTTTTAGATGATGAAGAAGAGGCGATTTTAGAAGGAAGAGTGCCAACTACTGAACAAGATCTTCAAAAAATAGTAGATGAGCATATAGATGATGACGATACTAATGATTTTGATCTTGATGATCAAGAAGAAGAAGAAATTGACTCATATTCTTTTGATGAACGTAGCAGGCGCGCTAAACAAGAAGAAATTGATAATAATAAAAAGCTTGTAGAGCGTTTAAATGCTTTAGAAGAGCAAGTTAATCAAAGCAATGAAGAAAAAATTGCTAAAGAATATGAAATAGCCCAGCAACGTAAACTTATTTATCAACAACAAGCAGAAAAAATAACTGCTGAATATAAAAAAGTACAAGAGGATATTGAAACTGTTAAAGCTATTAAACGAGATGCGGAAATAAAAGAAGAAAAGACGCGTATATTTCAAGCTGAGGACACTCTAGAGAAGTTAAATGAAGCGCGCTTTAATTTAGATCTAAAAATGAGAGAATTTGCTAAGCAAGCACCGCAGGACTATTCTAGTGATGAAGAGTATGCAACTGATAATCGCTCTACTCCGCGAAAACAATCTTCTAAATTTGACCTTAATAAATTAGATCTTGATTCTAGGAATTTTGTTAAAACTAACCCTTATATGAATCCGTCTTCGGAGCATTATGATCAAGGACTTGTTGACGATACCATAGTAGTTATGGAAAATTTAAAGAAAAAATATGTGTTTAGCGGTAAAAAAAACAAGGTTTATTCTAGTGATTTTTATAAAGAAGTAGAAGATGTTATGCATAATAAATATAGCACTCACGGTGAGAGAATGCGTAATTTAATAAATAATCCTATAACGGCAGTAAGAAGAAATGGAGATGTTATGAAAGATAAAAGAAGTGTAGATCTAGCAAATAATATGGCTCGACGATTAATTAAAAAAATTGAAGTAAAGGATTTAAATCATAAACCGGTAAATATTGAACTTAAAGCTAAATTATATAAGAAATTTTATGATAAAAATCAATTAAATAAAGCTCATGAAAGAGGTGAATACTAATGATTAATAATAAAATCAAAGAAGATGCAGTAAGTTTTAAAGCTATTAAAACTCGCTCTGAGGACAACCGCAAAACTAAATTATCTTATGATGAGTATAGAACGACTATGATGAATAGCCGTCGAGGTAAATTACATATTCCTGAAGAAATAATTCCTTATGATAAAAAATGGTTGTTTGCAGATCTTAATCCTGCCAGTAAACGCGATTATCAAATGGAACTTATGGAAAAGGGTTGGATACCTGTTAAAAAAAGTATGCATCCATATTTTAATATTATTACTGAAAAGAATAAAAATAATAATGAAGATGTGATAATAAGACATGGACAGATATTGATGGAGATAGATAAATATATCTGGGAATATCATGAGAAAGCTCATTATGAATTGGCGCTTCAAGGCGCTGCAACAGGTGGTCGAAAACCAAATTATTCTCCAGCGAATCCAGGATTATTTGAAAGAGCTGAAGGTAAGGTAAAAGAATATCGTCACGAAAGACGTCCGATTAGAGATGATGATTTTTAATTTAGGAAATTTTAACGGCGCATCCATTAAAATTTCCTATTTTTCTTTATAAACAAATTATAGTTTAAATCAAAACATTTTATTCTTTATTTTTTCTTTATTTTTCAAGAAATCAATCATTATTACAAATTTTTGACATCTCTTTGTTAGTTACCTACAATATTAATATAGGTCGGAAAACTTATATTAATTAAAGGAGATAACTAACATGGGAATTTATAATCAAAATTTAGGAATGAATCCAGTAAAATCTATGGCTTCTCATCCTTATTCAGCAAATTACTTATGGTATGCTATAGGAAGTGGAACTGCTGCAAATATTTTTGTAGGAACTCCTGTTGCAATTACTGCCGGTCTTATAACTGTTGCTACTTCAGGCAATCCACCATTTCTAGGTTCAGCAAGAGCATTTAAAGATTTTACAACCGGTGGTACAGGAATAGTTGCACCAAGTGCAAATCAAGGAGTTATTCCATCAACGATCCAACAATATTGGGCAGCTAATACAATAAAACCTACAGGTGTTCAAACATATGTAGCGGTAGAAGTAGATCAACTCACACTTTATGATATGCAAGCTGATGCAATACAATTACCTACCGGTTTTGCCCAAACTCAAATAGGAAGTCTTAATAATTTTAGTACTTCAGTTGGTTTTAGAACTGTCGATGGCAATACTTCAACAGGTTATTCAACAACAAAAATAGGAGCTGGCGGTGTTAATATGAAATTAGTAAATGTATCACCTAGTAACGCATGGAGTACATCATTAAATAATGCTCTGTTTATACCTTATAGTTACATTTTATAATTACCTTTTACCATAATTAATTAATAAAACATTTAAGAGGAGATATTTAAATGGCACAAGTAACAAGATCACAAATTATAAATTTTATGTGGCCTGGATTAAGCTTAGTATTATGTGATGCTAAATATTATGAAAGTTTATATAAAAAATATTTTAAAATAGTTCCAACTAAAAAAGCATTTGATATAGTTGTTGAATATGCACCAATGGGATATGCGAAAGCAATGAACGAAGGTGAAGCATATGAACTACAAACCAACTTCATTATCAATAAAACGCAATACGATCATACGAGCTTTTCGTCAGCTATAGAGTTCACTTTTGAATCAATAGACGATAATTTATATACTGATGAATTTCCAAATGCCGGAGAGCAAATTAAAACTTCTTTAGTATTAACTCGTGACGTAAATGCTACTAACGTATTTAATTTTGCGTTTAATAATACTAATCCGATTGGAGATGGTCAAGCATTTGCATCAAATCAACATCCAACTGCAGTTGGTGTATATTCTAACGTTCTTTCTCCTGCTACTTTTAGTGAGACAGCTCTTACAGATATGATAACAATTGCTCAGACATTACCTGATGCTGCTGGTAAAGTATTGAATTATGAAGGTGATAAATTACTTTGTTCACCAACTCTTCAATATGATGTGGCTCGAGTATTATTTAATGCTGAACGTCCTGGTACTGCTAATCGTGATATCGGTGTTATATATCATCAGGGATTTATAAAAGGTGGTTATGTGGTTAATCCTTACTTAACTAATCCTAATTCATTCTTTTTATTTACAACATGTCCAAACGGATTGCTTTTCTATGAGAAAAACATGGCTGAAGTTTCAACGTGGATGGATGAAAAAAATAGAACTGTTGGTATGGGTGGTTTTGATCGTTATTCAAGTGGTCCAAGTAATGCTAGATCAACTATTTGTTGCCAAGGTTTTTAATTTAAAGAGGTTATAATGGTTTTTTCATTAACTAAGCAGAATCAATTTTATCAACCTAATAATGTTGGTAATTTAATTAGCATTGGCAAAGTAAAAGCTAAAGCTTTAAAGGGAAGTCAAGTAGGTGTTCTACAACCTCAACTTGGTTCTCTTTCGGTTGTGCCATTGGCTGGAAGCACTACTACATTAGCTAATTTAGTACCTGCAACTACTAGTGCTTCTTATATACCTCTTACAGCTAGTGTTGGTGCGACAGCAGTACCTGGTATTTATAACAATTATACTAATACAACTGATACAGTTTATTTTTTTGATACTCCACGTGCAGTATCTATTACTTTAGCTGTTGGTTCTACTACTACTACCTTTACTATATGGGGATTTGATCAAGATGATGTATTTATGACTGAAAAAATTAGTGTATCTGCTAGTACTACAATCTTCGGTAAGAAAGCTTTCGCTGGAGTTACTAGAGTTTGGGCAGGGGGTGCTACTGTTGGTGCAATTTCAGTAGGTACAACTGCTATTATTGGTCTTCCTTATGTATTAAATAATGTTAATAGAATTCTTGGTTCAGGTAATTTTGGAGCACCCACTATAATTGCTCCAATTCCAGCAACTGGTATAGGTACTAGTTACACAATTGCTGATCAGACGGCACCTGCAACAGCAATTACCGGAGATATTAGAGGTACTGTAAATTTATCAGCTTTTACTGTTAATGGAATAAACAGGCTTGTTGTGGTCTGGCTTATGTCTGCAAGCACTAATGATGTAAATCAACAAAATTATAGAATTGTTTATGGAGTGCCTCAGTACGTAGTTCCTTATAATTAAAACGGAGATTTACTGATGAAGATTCAAGTACTTAATAGCTATTTAGCTGCTAATACTAGCTTTTATGCTGCTGTTCAAAGTAGAACAGGCGCTGGAGCATTAGTACTTAATTATGCTGCTCTTAATGCAAATGCAAATATTGTAGTATCAACTCCACAGTGGAATCGACAAATTACTTTTACCTCAGTTGGAAATAACTCAGCAACTAATGTTACTATTGTTGGTAAAGATGTATTTGGAAATATCGTTACTGAAGTTCTAACTGGATCTAATAATAATACAAAGTCTTCAGTTCAATATTATAGTACATTAATTTCTCTAACTACTAACGGAAATATTACTGCGATGAGCGTAGGTTTTGGTATCTTAGCTCAATCTGTACCTTTTAAAATGTCAATGAATGTTCAAAAATCTCAATGGGCAGTACAAATTGAAGTAGGAGGAACGATAAATTATGATTTGCAATATACATTGTTTCCTTTTGAGAATTACATTTCCCTACCAACATTTGATCCTACAGATAATTGGCTTAATGTTCCCATAATAGCACCTGGAGGAAATACAGGCACAGGTACAGTAGTAGCTAATCTCTCGACTTCACAATATTTAAATTTTGCAGCACCTGTTTATGCAATTAGATTTGTGATTAATTCAGGGGTAGCTCCTACATTTCAAGCATTTATGGCTCAACAAGGAACATTATAAAGGAGGGTTAAATGACAATTACCCTAAATCCTTTTATAAATGTAACGGCAAATGAGGTTATTATAGAGTCTTTTGAACGTATCGGGTTAAGTCTACCTGAATTAGTTGGAAATCCTCTTAATAGTGCAATAAATTCTTTAAATATCTTACTTACTGATTGGGCAAGATATAATAATCTTTATAGTATTCAACCGTTTATGGTTAATCTTGTAGCAAGTCAGAAAAGCTACCAATTACCGATAGGCACTGCTGACCTTCCTGAGCGCGAAGTATCTGTTGCGAAGATTAAAAGACAACTTGGAGGAGCGGCGTTTTCTGATTCTGGTGTTGCTGAGAATGCATTTGATGGCAACCCTAATACTGCTTGTATTCAAAACTCGCCAAATGGGTGGATTGAGTTTCAATATGATAATGATGGTTTTGCTATAGATTATATAGGTATTCAGGCAAATGTTACTACTCAATATAATCTTATTATTGAATATGCGATAAATGTTTATAATTATATTGATGACATTTGGACTACAGTAATTGCGCCAGGATCTCAGACTTATACGCAAGGGCAACAAGTATGGTTTGTTAATAAAGTAGCTCAATTCGCTTTTGCTTGGAGAATTAGAGAGACTGGCGGTGATATATTAAATATTCAAGAGATTTATTTCTGCACACATAATATCTCAAGACAAATTAGCTTACTCAGTCGCAGTCAATATTTAGGGATAGCAACTAAAGATTTAACAGGAAGTGTTTCAAGTTATTTATTTAATAGAGATATTAATCCTTCAATTACTTTATGGCCGGTTCCTGATGGTAACCCTGATTATCCTTATCTTATTCTCAACTTAAAAATACTAAATCCAAAGATTATTAATTTAACAGATGTCATTAATATTCCTAATAGATTTTATGAGGCTTTATGTGCAAATTTAGCTCTTAAATTCGCCCAGAAAGATAAAATAATGGGTATCGAAATATCGCCTGATAAAATGGTTAATTTAATGCAATTAGCTGAAAAATCTATGGAGGATATTGAACAAGAAGATACTGAACATGCACCATATATTTTTCAGTTTAATTTATGAAATATAAGAAAAATCGTCGTTATCAACCTTATTCTTTTAAGAATCATCATCCTATTGCTAAATGTGATACATCCGGCTTTAAGATTATGCATTATGATTTAAGAAAACAATATGAGTGGTATGGTAATACTTTAACTTTTAATGGATTTTATGTTCATAAAGATTTTTTAACAGAGCCTAATCCTCAAGGAAAAGTTTTAGCATTGCCTGGCGATCCATTTTCTGTTGAGAATCCTCGTCCTTTTTATGTGCAACCTACTGAGACTGTGACACTTAATAACACCGGTAACACAGTTATTTACACTATTGGCGGTTCACCAGTGATTATTAATCCTAACATAACTATATCCCAAGCAAACGGCATTACAGACTTAAGTAGAGGTATTTTACAAGTGCTTATCTCTGATAATCTAACTTTAGAAGATAATTTAACTATTACAACCGGCGGATCAATAACTGTAAGTGGAAGTTATATAATAATTGGTGGAGTAAATATTGGAACTATTCGGGGCGGATTAAATGGGACACCGCTTTATATAATCTTACAACCCGGAGCAAATAATACTAATGCTTCTACAATTTTGCAAAACATTAATTTTTCAACTTTTAATTCCCAAATAATTAATAAAAGTGTAAAATTCATAGTAATGAGTAATGCAGGTATAAATAGTGACGGAGGTTACACTAATATACTTTGCCAAGAGTAGGAGAGAGTAGGAGACAACTATGCCATTAGTTCAAAATGATTATTTTGGATTGGTCAATGATATACAGCAATATATGCAGAATTCTTCATTGTCACTTTCTAATGAGATACCAAGATTTATATCTAATGCTCAACAAGCAATTGCGCTTGATTTAAAGAGTATTGAAGATCGAGTTACTAGGGATTTTATTATATTCGCCGGTCAACCGACATTTTCAAAGCCTATTGATTATAAAAATCTATCTACATTTTATATTTTTACTGCTAATCCTGCTACACCAACCTTATTTAATGTTTTAACACCCTTAAAATCAGCATCATTAGATTATTGTTATAAATATGCGCCTAATCAATCAATATTAGCAACTCCTGAGTATATTGCCGAAGCAGATGTATATAATTTTCTAATAGCGCCCACTCCTGATCAGAATTATCAGGCTAGAATAATATATTATCAATTACCTTTAGCTATTAGTGAACTTACTCCGACTAACACTCTTACTAATAACGCTTATAATTTATTACTTTATCGATGTTTACTTGAAGCTATTCCATACGAAAAAGCTGATGAACGAACTAAATATGATCAATTATATGCCGATACATTAGGCAAATATCAACGCGAAGAACAAATGCGCAAGACCTCAGGATTTTTTACAAGGAGTTTACAATGACATTTATTAATCCCTATTCTTTATTTCCTGCCTCACCTAGTCAATATGGATATGAAGAAATTAATTTAATTGGAAATTCTACTTTTGCATGGCCTGAGAATAACTCAAATTCACAGTTTATAATTGCTCAACAAATGTATGTAAGTACTGATAATATTGCTAATCAATTTATTTTTCCACCTGCTAATTTAGTAGGAACGGGTAGAACATTTCAAATATTTAATTTTGGAAGTCTTGAATTTACTATTTATGATAATGATGGCATTTCTTTAGCCACTATTGATCCTGGGCAACTTTATCAATGTACTGTAACAGATAATAATAGCGTTGCCGGGGTATGGGCAACATTATTATTAGGTATAGGAGCTTCGGGAGCAGATGCTAATGCTTTAGCAGGTTACGGACTTTCTTCTCTTACTAATTCTAAGATTAATACTAACCTTTCTGAAACAATAATAGCAGGCAGCTATGCTGTTCAGCCTAGTGATCGTGGTACGATACTTAGTTACACCGGCGGTACTAATAATATTACTCTTCCTACTCCTGTAAATGGATTTATAGTTGGAATTATTAATAATAGTACAATTGGAGGTCTTTTAACTCTACAAGCTCCTCTTGGTTATACTATTAATAATGAGCCTACTTTAGATCTTGCTCCTGGAGATTCTACTTTTATAACGGGAGGTGCTAATTATAATGCTATTGGAATTGGAAGGTTAAATTTTGGTAATAATTCACTACTTGGATTAGATGTATCTGCAAGTATTGATATAACTTTAACCCCTACTCAATCTAATAATAATATTATTATATTTTCCGGAACTTTATCTAATAACATAAATGTTTATTTTACGCCTGTACAAGTAAATATATATAATATGTATAATAATACTGTCGGTGGTTTTGCGATCACAGTTTCAGTTCTTAGCGGAGTAAATAATTATGCTTTAAAAGATCAGGAAAGATATGCTTTTTTTACTGATACCGTTGAATTATATAATATTCCAAGTAATGCAGCTTCTAATTTAGCTAGCTTTTGGGTATCTAACTCAAGTCCTTCTTTACCTAATCAAGTAAATCTTGGAAGTTTACAAAATGGGTTAGTCGGTATTAATGTGGCTTTATCAACAGCCACTCCCTACACTGTTCCTATTTATAATAATTTAACTTCAAATAATTTCTTTCTCGGTACTAATTCAGTTCCTTCTCCGCTTCCTACTGGTACTAATAACACAGCCGTTGGTATTAATACTGGAAGTGTGATATCTACTGGGCTACAGAATACAGCTTTTGGAGCTAATGCACTTAATTCAAATACTACTGGTTCAGGTAATACAGCAATTGGTTATCAGTCTCTTTCTTCCAATACTACTGGTACTAATAATATTGTTATAGGAAGAGTTGCAGGAGATTCTCATAACAGTAACAATCAATGTATATTTATTGGTGACAATTCTGATTCTACTGTTGGAAGTTTAACTAATGCTATGGCAATTGGTGCGAATGCACAAGTTTCAAATTCTAATACTATGATACTTGGAGCTACAGGTACAGCAGTGGCTGTTAATTCAATAGCTAATCTAGTTGTAACTGCTAATAGTGCTGCAAATGGAACTGTTGGAACAGTTCAATTAAATGGCACTACTAACGTAGTAGTAAATACCACTGCATGTAAAACAACATCAAGAATATTTCTTACTTCTTTAACTAGTGTAGGAGTAGTTGGTGTTATATCAGTCAATACTATAGCTAATGGTAGTTTTAGAGTTGTATCTAGAACGGTAGGAGACACCTCTTTTATTCAATGGCTTATAGTTAACCCGGTATAAAGGTATAAAATGGCGGATATAGTAATATCTTTAGACTCTAAGGTAGGTATAAAAAGAGATAATACGCGTTATAATTCTGAATATTATATTGATGGAGAATGGTGTAGATTTTACGACAATAGCCCTAAAAAAATGGGTGGATATAAATTAATATATCCTGGCACAACTGAAGTTATAAGAACATTATATGAATTTAATGATTCAAATGCAATAAATGTTTATTTAGGAAGAGAAGTAGGCGGAATTAGCTTTCTTAATATTGATTCAAATGGATTAATAGTTGGCACTGAAATTAATAGAACTCCTTCTGGTTATGTTCCTGCTTCAGGTAATATTTGGACATTTGATCAAATAAACTATTTAGATTCAGCTACCCGTGTCCCGTTTTCAGTAATATTTGCTCAAGTTGCTCCTAATGATATTAATGCTAACAGTAATATTGAAGGCAATATTTATTACGGAGGGGCATATGATACAAGTGTTTTTGATATAGTATTAAATAATGCAGTTCCAACTCCTGCGCCGGTTACTGCCTCGGGAGGTGTAATTGTAGCTACACCATTTGTTATTGCTTATGGAAATTTTGGCGTAATTCAATGGTCTGAGGCTTCTGATCCTTTAGTATGGCCGATTGTTAATACTGCTGTTATTGCTAATACGCCTAAAATTATTACTGCTGCGACGATTCGTGATAATATTAATGTCTCTGTTTTATTTTGGTGTGTAGATAAATTAGTACGTTCAACATATGATGCTACTTTAGACACTTTTAGTTCGGTAGTTCTTGACGATACTATTTCCGTATTAAGTAGTAGTAGCGTTTGTGAGTATAATAATATTTATTATTGGGTAGGTAATACACAGTTTTATTTATATGATGGCATAGTTAGAAAACTTTCAAATAATTTAAGCACTGATTATTTTTTTAATAATTTAAATAGAGAATATCAAGGAAGAATTTTCACTACAGTTGTTAAAAAATATTCTGAAATTTGGATTCATTGGCCGAGTGGGGATTCTACAGAATGCAATCAAACATTAATATATAATACTGAATATAATACTTTTTACGACGCTCTTATGTCTAGAACATGTAGCGTTCCTCCTAGCGCTGTTTTACCTTATCCATTACTTGCAGCAGCAACGTCTTCAGTAGATCCTTTTATCCCTCCTGTAATGGGAGTCCCTGTGAAGACTTATGGGATATGGATGCATGAATTCGGTGTAGATCAAATATTATATGATGATGTTACTGCAATTAAATCGCGTATTGTTACTAGATATTTTTCTTTTCCAAAAGATGACGTAAAAAATGATACTTGTACTATTTTAAAACGCTTAGAAAATGATTTTGTTCAAACCGGTAATATTGAATTTAGAATATTAAAAAAAGCATGGCCTAATACTCCTCCTTTTTATTCACGAACTTATACTATTACTCCCACTACTGAAAAGATTGACATTGATAATGACGATAGAATGGCAAGAATATGGGCTATTGAATTTGTATCAAATGAAGTAGGAGGCAATTTTATATTGGGAAGAAGTCAAGTAGTATTATCAATCGGAGACCAACGCCCTCAACCAACACAAGTTATAAAGTAAGTAAGTATGCCAAATATATATTTCATTCAAAATCCTACCCTCCCAACCTTCAAAAGTTGGGCTTCACAACTTCGTATTGATCTTCCTAATTTTGATATTGCTAAAGTAAGTGATGAAACTAGTACTACATCTTACACAGTTGATAATTGGTGGGAATGGGCAAATCAATTTATTAAAAACAATAATTTAGATTCTTCTGTCCCATTTCCTACTCGTCTTTCTTATCCGAATAAAGATGATTGGAAAAAATGGGTTTTATTTCTAGTAAGTTCAACTTCTTTTTTTGCAATAACATAAATATGAAAAAAACAAACCTTACATTTATGGAAAAGCATTCCTTAATAGAGAGCAAAACTAATGAAGTTCTTTATCGCAATTCGGAAGTAAACAAAGCTTTTGTAAGAGTTATTTTTTCAAAAGATATTAACATAAAAAAAAGACACTTAATTGATTTAATTAAGAATATCGTATTGAAATTTCATTTATATTAATGAGTTTTGTAATGGCTAAATTAAAAATTATAACCATAGAAATTAACCTCGATAAAATAAAACACGATAAGATTATAGCTTATAGAGCTGAAAAAATTATAGAAGAAAATTGGGTGCTATTTTCTAAAGCATTATATGCCGATTTTGAGGATGTAGATAAGCATGTTTTTGCGTTGGTTAGAGATATCATACAGAAATTTCACTTATATCAATAAATAGATTAAAATTAAAAGAATAAGGGAATAAAAAGGAGAGAAAAGATGAGACAATCTATGAATTTAGATAATAATAATCATTTAAATATGATCAGAAGTTTTGCTCATCAAACCGGTTCTACTCCTGTGCATTTAGACAATGATTCTGTAAAAGGTCTTCGTAATTTACATCATTTAGTTCATAATGAAGATGTTGAGCATGATTTTTCAAAATTAAAAACATTATTTGCACAACCTAATATTGCAATTCATTTAAAGAGTCAAATAGAGAAAAAAAAAGCTAATGGCGGAATGATTAATGATTATATTAATACATTAAAACATAATGGTTCAGGAGAAAATTCCGAATTATCTTTAGTGCCTGATGAATTAGCTAAATTTTTAGATGATAGTTATTCTTTAGGCACAACTAATGCTCATACAGGTCATAAAGAATATCATCTTGGTAATATGTTTGATGGTTTAAATAATGCATTTAGACCTATTAAAGATTCTATGAGAAAAGAATCACAAACATCAACTCCTCCTCAAATGTTAAATGAAATGTCTACGCCACCTAGAGAAGGTCATGCTTATGGTGATATAGTTGGAGATCCTAGTCAATCTTCTGCTTGGGGACTTCCATCACTTTCAGGAGTAAGAAACGCAGCCTATAATGCAGCTTCCGGTCTTGGAAACGCAGCCTATAATGCAGCTTCCGGTCTTGGAAACGCAGCCTATAATGCAGCTTCCGGTCTTGGAAACGCAGCCTATAATGCAGCTTCATATGTAGCTCCAAAAGTTGGAAACGCAGCTTATAGTGTTGCAAATGATTTATATAAAGGTACAGGTAATGCATATGGTCTTGGAGATATATATAACGTTGGAAAAGCTGCTTATGGTGCTTTTAATAACGGAAATTCTTCTAGTATGCAAGGTAATGACGCATCTAAACCGGGATTAATACAAAATGTAATGCGAGGAATTGCAGCACCAATAGGCGGCGCGATTGGAGGATTAGGAGGACAGTTTGTCGGTCAAAAAGTCGGTCAAAATTTAGCTGCTGGAATTCCTCTTATAGGACATCTTGCAGCTCCTATTGCAGGAAATATTGCAGGTAATATGGCTTATAATGCTGCTGCTTCTAAAGGTAGAAACAAAGGAATTGAATTAGCAGATAATTTTTATAATTATATAGGTGGTGGCGGTGGCAATGCACCTGGAATTAATTCTAATTCACAAAATCCTAATCAATCTTCTTCAAGGTTTCCATCGTTTTCAGAGGTAGGAAATAAAGCCTATAATGCTGCATCTAATTTTGGAAACGCAGCCTATAATGCTGCATCTGATTTTGGAAATGCAGCATATGGTCTTGGAAAAAAAGTTTATGATACCGCCTCAACAGCTGCATCTAATCTAGGAAATAATATTTATAGTGCTGGAAATGCAGCTTATAATAAACTTCCTACAATTCCTAGATTTAATAAAACACCGGATAGGTCTTCTACGCCTTTCAATGATATTAAAGTAAATCCTCAAGAGTTTGCAGACATACCTTTTAGGAATATTAATTTACGAACTACTCCTACTCGTAATGTCGGACGCAATCCTTTTGACGATATATCTTCTAGTAATGTTGGACGTAATCCTTTTGCTAGTACTAATCCTTTTGATTAATATGAATTAGGAAAATTTTTATGATAAATTATAAATGCAATAGAAAACCTAAAACCAGTAATTATTCTCATGGTGGACATGTTCATAATTTAGTTGAAAAAGCTTATCAAGAACATAGTTTCGGTGGAGATATTTATGATTCTTCTCGCGCAGTTCTTAAAAAAATAAAAAATCATTTACCTTCTGTATCCTCTGAAGTTATTGGCAATCAAATGAAGAAAATTCCCGAATATATTCATTCCGGTGCTCATCATATCGTAGAAGAAGCTCCTAAATTAATTAATCATGGAACAAAACTTGCTCAAGAGTTAATAAAAAGACATTTGGGACACAATTAATAATAATTTAGAGGATAATAATGCAAGAAGAGCTTTTAAGAGAGATTTTAACAAAACATAAATATCCCCAAATGGCTAAATCAGGTGGAGTTGTGCCTGAAGAAGCTCATTTTAATTTAAAAGAAGTAGAATTACTTAATTCTCTTCAAGGTAATGAAGTCCGTTTGCCTGAACATGGTAATATCCGTTCATTCATGCCTTTAGCGGAATTATTTTCCGATCCTACTTATTTACGTTTAGTAAGACAGATTGTTGAGAATTTAAATGAACATCAAGTAGATGATAGTGAAGTAGAATACGCTTTAGATGAGTTTACAGAAGAAAATAAAGATAAAACAACTATTCAACCAGAGAGTCCTTTAGCTACTGTAGAAGCTTCCCAGGGCATTGGTGGTGATACTGAAATATGTTTATGTCCCTCTAACATGTTAGATTTTTTTGATGAAGTACGAGGATTCTCAAGTGTTAATCCTAAAGACGGAAAACGGCAATATTTCCTTCCTCTAATCGGTGCTCTTTTAGGAGGTTTAGCCGGGCCAGCTCTTGGAGGGGCTTTAACCGGGTCTGCTTTAGGTGTGCTTGGTAGTGGACTTGCAACAGCAGCAGGTGCAGGACTTGGACATATGGCTTTCGGAGGAAAACCAAAAGATGCATTAAAAGCTGCTGCATTTGGTGGACTTGGGTCATTAGCCGCTCCTGCGCTCGGTAGTTTATTTGGAGGTGCTGGAGGTGCTGCTGGTGCTACAACTGCAAATGCTAGTATTCAAGCACAAAATGCTGCTACAGCTGCCGCTGCTGCTCCTGCAGCTGCTTCAGGTTCATCAGGATTAATGGGTTCATTAGGATTAGGATCGATGTTTACACCGAAAGTAATGATTCCGACAGCTTTAATGGGAGGGATGTTATATAAAGCTAATCAAGATAATTTGAAAATGCAAAAACAATATACTCAACAGATGAATGATTATAATAAAAATGAACAAGAAAAGAAAAACCGAGTAAATGATTATTTTGCAAGTGCCAATAAGGTCGATGTAACTGCTCATAAAGAGCCGCAACGTGATTATCTTAATAGCCATCAAACCGAGATCGGTTCTTCTTATGGAATGAGTCCTATGTATGGATTTAAAACGGGACAATATTATGCTCAGGGCGGTAGAATTGAAGATAAAAGCGGTGGGATAATAGGAGATGGCAAAGGGCAACAAGATAATATACATGATGATTATGATGTCGGTGATTATATTATGCCTGCTGATGTTACTTCCGGTCTTGGAGATGGTCATACTGATGCCGGATATCAGGAATTAGATAATTTAAAAAACTATATTTATAAAAACAAAGATGTTCATGAAGCTTACGAGAAAGTTCCGGTACATATTAAAACCGAACTCACTAAAAAACAACCTGTAGCAGTAAGTCCAGGTGAATATAGATTTGATAAAAATATTACTGTTGCAGTTGGTGACGGTAATTTAAAAAAAGCAGATAGCATATTTCAAGAATTTTATAAATTAGTCCGTAATGATAAAAGAACTAACGGAAATACTATCCCTAAAAAAGCAAAATCAGCTATTGAATATTTTAAAAATGCTCAAAGGAAAGTTGATAGGAAAATGGGGAAATAATTATGGCTAATTATAAAAATTCTAATTCAGCTATTTTTTATAAAGAGGTAAATCTTAGAAAATTAACTGAGCAATTAGAAACTGCAAAAACTTCTATACTAAGATTAGAAAAGCAGAAAAGTGAAATTTTTGACAAGTTGCCATCTTTTATGCAAAATTATCTTAATGGAAAATGGGGAGCTGGTGGTGGCTACGAACAACAAAATTCATTTGAAAGTATATATAGTCAAAATCCTGCTTTTCATTCTCAATGGCAAAATTTTCAAAATGTACAACAACAAATAGATAACTACCAAAACCAAATTGCTCAATTACCAACGCAAATAAAAGCTGAAAGATCAAATTTAGAAAGTTTAAGACACGCTGAAACTGATCAGATGAAAGCTGAAACTATTAGATTAAAAGAGTTGAGCCGTATACAAGAAGAATTAATCACTGCAAAAGATGCGGCTAAAGAATTACAAGAAAAAAGTCAACAATATACTCAGACTTTAGATCCTAATTCGGAAGAATATCAAAATCTAGCAAGTACTCAAGAACAATTAGCGCAAAATATACAAACTCTTATTGATCAACGAGAGCAAATAAAAAAAGAAGATCCTTTACAAATATTAAATCAAAATAGTAAGCAAAATTCTAATACTCAAGTTCCTAATCAAGAAGGAAATGTTAATTTTGATGCTAATAGAAGTACTTTAGAATATTATAATGACTCTGCCTCTATATTAGCAAAACATCCTGATCTTGCTGCGCAATATAATAGAAATAAAATTAATAATCCGAGAAAAGCATTAGAAACTCTTGTAGAAAATGCATATGAAAAAGATATAGCAAATGGCAATACTGATAATTTAATAGAATATCGAAATATTATAGATAAAATCGCTAAGGAAGATCTTGAACAAGATATAAAAGAAAGAAAAGCTAAGGCTAGAGAAGAAATAGAAAAAGCTAATACAAACCCCAATACCGGCAAACAATACACTGAGGAAGAAAGAAAAGCAGCTTTAGAAGCTATGTTGAACAGTAAAGAAGGATATCCTACCGCTGACATGGAGCATCTTACATTTGCCGGTAAGCCTATTTGGCATACTAATATAGCTAAAAATGTAGCTGCCCGTACTGCACAAGCTACTAGTCCTGATAAGCCATATCCTTATTATACAAAGCCTAGAATTGCTCAGCCTTCTAAAGAAGAGACTATTGCTTACGATTTATTAAGTAAGAATTTACTTAAACCTGAATATGAACAAACTGTAAAAGAAACTATTGATGACCTTAAAAAGCTTAAAGAAAAATCTCCTACTGAAAATTTAGGTGAAGCAGATGAAAGAGCTAAAGAAAAGACTACTAATGAAAATATAGAAGGTTATGTTAATCCCAAAACTAATAGTGTTTTAGATTTAATTCAAAAAAGGGCAATGCGTAATTTTAAAGAAAATATAATGCCTAAAGTATCTGCGCCATTTATAGCTAGAGGCTCTTTTAATACCGGAGCTAGAGCAGAAGCGCAAGATCGTGCTCGTCGTGATTTAATGGAAAGTTTAATGGACAACGAAACACAATTTTTAGCAAGTGCCTATGATAAAGCTCGTGCGACTGCTTCAGAAGATAAAAGAACTTATCTTAATTATCAATTGAATAAAGCTAATCTTCAAGGAGACGAAATTTTAAAGAAAGGTAAAATTGCTGAAGATATAAGTAAGTTAATGGATGTTAACCATAAGAATAAATTGCTTGATATGGAGGCTTTGCGTACTGTAGGGCAATCTCAAAGAGACGTGGAACAACGCAAACTTGATCTAGAACATCAAGAGTTTGAAAATGAAGTTAATTATCCTATTCGTCAGATTGATATTTTAAATAGAATGACTCATCAATTGCCTGTTGGAAGTATTCTCGGCGAAACTTCTAATAAAGCAAGTCCTCCGACTCGAAATGAACAAGTAAGTCCATGGGCGCAAGGGGCAAATATGGTTGGCTCACTAATGGCTGCAAATATGATGAGTAAAGCAGAGGGTGGAATGATTCAAAGACATGCTGATGGCGGTATGATTGATAAAATGAAGGATCAATATTTACAAGATTTAATGACTCGTGCGCAAAATACCGGAGGAAATACACAAGATCCTTGGGCGCATTATTTAATGGGATTTTCTAGTAAGCTTGGAACTTCATCAGATGTAATGCAAGATTTAGTAAAAGGTAATTCTCAAGGACTAAGTCAATTCATGCATGCAAAAGAATATAATAAAGGACTGGATGATCAAAATTTAGGATTTAAAAAATCTATTATCGATTATTTAGATCAAGCTGATGAGAAAAAATTAAATAAGAGATTGCATGAGGCACAATATCAAAAAATAATGGCAGAAATCGGCGGTGGTGATATTTCATCAAGACCTCTAAGTGCATTAGATCCAAGTGGAAATGTAGTTGTTCCGGTAATAAAAAACGGAAGATTAGCAGGAGTAAATACTATTAACCCACAAACCGGAGAATCAAAATATTTTGATTATAATGTAATACCACAAAGTATTAATCAAGAGTCTTATGAAACTGCTATACCTACAGAATTTAATGAGATTCAAACTCCTAAAACAAAAGAGCTTTTTGAAATTACTAGGAATCCTAAATTACCAACTAATGCTGCTGAAAAAGAATATTATGATCAGGATATAAAAAATCTAACTAAATTACAAGAAGAAGCACAGAAAGCTAAGGAAAATCAAAATAAATTAGAAAGTTTAAAAAGTAACTTCCCAAATTTAAACACCGGTTTGTTAGCTCCTATTGGAAATTTAGGAAGTGAAGCATCTTATTCATTAGGACTAGGAAAAGGAAAGGCAGCAACCGCCGCTCAGGCATTTAAAGAGTCTAAATTAGTTGATTTAGCTGATGCAAAAAGAGTATTTGATAAAATGACTGATAGAGATGTTGAAAGTGCTAAAGAAATGAGTACTAATCCTCGCAATACTATAGACTCAATAAAAGAAAATACAGATGTAAAACTAGCGGCAGTAAAACTTAAACAAATTGAAGCGACAGCTAAAGAAACATATTTAGCAAAATATGGTAACACTAGAGGATTTGATCTTTTATATGATACATGGTTAAAAAATATAAGCGTATTTAAAAATATAAGAAATAAAAAAACTAAGGAATTTATAAGAAAAGGATTAAATGAAGAAAGTTTGGAGACATGGCCTGAAATGTTTAATCCTAATTTCTTAGAAAAAAATGCAGAAACTAGTTATGATGGTTTAAGTGAAGTTAATAAAAGTCAAAAACAACAATTACAAAAAGAATTAGAGTAATGGATTTTAATAATTTAACAGCTAAACAGTTAGAGTCGGTAGATATAAACCAACTTTCACGTCCACAAAAACAAGCTATGCTTTTACGTTTAAATGCACTTGAAGGTAATAACTTTAGTAATGATACTTATGAACAAGTTCCTTCTACTTTTGAAGAGTTAGGAGATATAGCCAAAAGTTCAGGAAAAATATTAACTCATGGAGCAGCTCTTGCACCTGCTTATGTGGCTGATATTCCCTCAGCTATAGCAAATTTTGGAAGTTGGATGACAGAAAAACAAGCCGGTCATCCTACTGCAATACCGCGCGCCCCATTTTCTGATATTGCAGAGGAGTCGATTAATATTCCTTCAGTACCTTATGCATCAGATCTATTAAAAAAAGAGTTATTGGATAAATACATGCCTTTAACTGATAATGAGAAGATAGGAAGAGAAGCGGTTGCATTTGTAAATCCTGCTGCCAAAATAGGTATGGTGAAAAATGCTATTAGTAAAGCTCCTACTGCTTTAAAATATTTACTTGGTGCTCCCGAAGGTAAAAAAGCAATTGCATCTGCTGCGTTAGGTGGTGCTACTTCTGAAGCTGTAAAACAAAATAATCCTAATGATCCTATTTCTCAATTTTTAGCAACCATTGCAGGTCAGAATATTTTAAATGCTCCTAAAGCTATAAAACAGGCAGGAAGTGGTATCGCTAATCTTATTTATAATATTGAACCTCCTAAGCAACTTACAAAGTCTATTGATATCGATCCTAAAGCCGCTCAGTTATTAGAGTCCATAGGAGAGGAACCTAGTATTGGTTTAACTGCTAAATCTCCTCATATAAGAGGATTGTATCAACAAGCAAAAAATGAGTATGGAAGTAAGATTCTTGAACGGGAAAAAGGCTTATATAATAAATTAAATGAAGAAACTTTAAAAACTATAGAGCCTGAAGAAGCTTTAAAAGACAGAAATATTTTAGCGCAGGAAGCTAAACAAACTGCACATAATATATCTGAAGAGAAAAACGAAGTAATGAAAACTTTAGGAGAACGAACTAATTATTATTTACCTCAAGAAGAAATGATAGAATTCCCTAATACGGTAGAAGCAATTAAAGATTTTAAAAAAGAATTAGAAATTAATAAGCTTTCTAATCTTTTAGCTGATTCTACAATACCGAGAGAAGCTAGAGTTTTAAATGCGTTAGAAAATGGTGTTACAAGTTATGAAGACGCTAGATTTGCTTTAAGAGAAATTTTAAATAAAAAAATCAGTCATTTGATTACTGAAGGCAAGGTTGATGAAGGTAGAATAAAGCAACTTGCTAAAGCTATAGATAAAGATATTGATATTAAATTTGCCTCTAAAGGTGATGAAGCAATAAAAACAAGAGAAGATTTTAATAAATATTATAAAGACTATTCTGATCATATTCAACCTATTAGTAATAAAATCAAAGAAGGAATAGGTGGAACACCAGTTTCAATATTAACTAAAGAATTATATAGTAAAGATAGTGCTGATAAATATTTACCGAAATTATTTAAGAATAATGATAATCCTGAGCAATTAGCAAAAGGATTGCTTTATCAAATAGGCTTAGAAAAAAACAGTGAGTTTAATGCTAATCTTTTTTATAAAAAATTAAATAAAATACCTAAAAAAAATTATGATCAAATAATATCTCATATACCGAAAGAACAAAAAGTCATTTTAGATAATATGAAATCATTAAATGATCATTTATCTATGATACAAACTTATAAAAATTTTCCTAATACAGCACAGCATTTAAAAACAGCATTAAAAACAACTACTAGAGTTATAGTTTCAGGAATTGGCGGTGCAACACATGGAGCATTGGGAGCTGCTGTTGGTTTAAGTTCAGCTGAAGGATTAATAAGAGCAGCTGCAAAAACTAATGAGAATATACTTACTTCTCCTGCATTTTATAACTGGGTAAATAAAATAGAGAAAGCACCAAGTAAGCGTGTTGCTATGGAAATTAATAAAAATTATGCTGATAAATTAAGGTCTTTATATCCAGCTGCAAATAGGTTTATTAATGGAATGAGTAAATCTATCTCCTCAGATATTAACGAAGAAGAATATGAAGATTAATTATTTTAACTATAAGAAATAACCAAACCTTAACAGGTCTAATAGATAATGTTATTAATAAGGGATTGGTAAAAACAGAACAAAACCTTGATAGTAAAAACGACAACATTAAAATTACGATTCGTATACCTGCAAAAATGCTAAATGCCATTGATAATTATTTAGAAAACAGTATTTACTCAAAAGCACGAAACATATGGATAAAAGAAGCCATAGAGAAAAAAATTAAGGAAGAAATAGAAATTTCTTAGTTGACATCTGTACCTAATGCTGTACTGTAAATGGTACATTAATAAATGTTGAGGTAATTTAGATGGAAATATATAATACAACCCAGGCAAGAGCAAATTTATTTAAGCTAATTGATTATACTGTAGACTCTCATGAACCGGTATATATTGTTGGAAAAAAGAATAAAGCAGTACTGATCTCAGAGGAAGACTATAACTCAATTCAAGAAACACTTTATCTTTTAAAAAGCCCTAAAAATGCAATTCTTTTATATAAAGCTATGGAAGAAGTAAAACAGAAAAAATTTATAAAAAAAGATTTAAAAGATTTAATGAATGAGTGAAAAATGAATCTTTTGTTTTCTAAAGAGGGATGGGAGCATCATTTATATTGGCAAGAAACTGATAAAAAAACATTAAAACGCATAAACGAGCTTATAAAAGATTGTTTAAGAGATCCATTTGTTGGTATAGGAAAACCTGAACCATTAAGATTTGACATGGTAGGATATTGGTCGCGAAGGATAGATGCAGAACATAGATTAGTTTATAAAATAGAAAACAATAACTTAATAATAATTCAATGTAGATATCATTATTAAGGTTTAATTATTTAAGACTAATAGAAACATCTTACCTACCTTGAATATTTCAAGACTTTTACAAAGGATGATCCTGAACTTCACCTACTAAAGAAGATGGACTTATAATATTATCATTAACCCATGTTACTCCTTCATCATGACTACCAAAGCCAATTTGTAATATTTTTTGATTATCAAATGAAAATAAAAAAACACTACCACTTGTAGGTATTATCAAATTTATTTTTTCTGGATTAAAAAAATAAATACTATCCCTATAAGAATATTGACGCAAAGACATATTAACCTCTTAAATTAAAGAAATGAGCAAAAAACCCGTCACTCACAATAGGAATTTTGCTCTCTTTAAATTATGACATATAATTGCTTTATTATCAAGTTTTAATGTTTGATATTTTACGCAAAGCAGCTTCTAAAGCAGTCCCTAAAGCAGTTTTATTTTCTTCTTTAGTTTCGCATTCTTTGTTTGCAATAGAATCAAATAAAACTTTATCTATTTCTTTCTGTTTAATTTCTTCTTCTTCCATTTTTTCTCCTTAAACTACGTTTCCAAGTAATAAATCACGTAAATTTTCAGTTGCATCTTTACGAACATTAATTACAGCCGTATCTGTAGTAAGCCATATCCCTACAACAGCAGCGGCATCTAATACCGAATATTTTACTACTTCATACGGATCGATAATATTTGTATCTAACATATTGACTATACTAGAAGTATTAGCATCAAAGCCAAATATTCCGCTTTCCTTATGATTTGATTTATTAATTTTATCTAAATATTCTGTAACATCTTCTAAACCTGTAGCATTGCTAATAATTTTAGAGATGGGCGCTCTTAAAGCTCTAATAAACACTAATATTCCGGCATTAAATCCATTTGTATTGTTATCCGATAATAAATTTTGCATAAAATGAGAAATTTTAAATAATGTTGACCCTCCTCCAGGTACACAACCATAAGTAATAGCAGATTTAGTCGCATGCACAGCATCATCCACACGATCTAACTTTTCAGATAAATCGGTATCGGTTTGACCACATACTTTAATCATAGCAACTTGTCCTAATAATTGAGCTTTACGTGCTAGATAATAAGTTCTTTGATAAGCGGTTAATGTCCCTGAATCAATGTCAGTAGTAATACTATCTACACGGTTTTGAATCATTATAGGATCACCTTTCCCGCTTAAAATAGTAGTATGAGTACGTTCTACTATTACTTTTTCAGCAGTTCCTAAAAATTCACGGACAATTGCATCTCTAAACCTACCATCGGAAGTTTTATGATATTTAGCACCTGTATAAATACATATATCTTCTAATATTTGTGCTTTTTCTTCTCCTACAGACGGGCTTTTAATACCGCATATTTTTACTGAGCCACGAGCATTATTTTCTACCATAGTTCTAACAGAGTCACCTGTAAAATCATTAGCAATTATCAGTATCGGCTCTCCTTTGCTTGCACATTGCTCTACAATAGAGTGAATCGGAGCAAAATTAGTGATATCCATAGGTAACACTAAAATTTTACAGTCATTAGCCTCCCATCTATTATTACTATTTCCTAAAATAAATTGATTATGAATATAACCGCTTTCCACTCTAAATCCTTCAATAAGATCTAAATGCATAGTTTTAGTTTTTTCCGAACTTTGAATTTCTTTATCTACTACTATAACGCCGTTTTTACCTACTTTTTTAAAGGTGTCACGTAAGGTAACTGCTATATCTTCATCATAATTAGAAGAAATAGTAGCAATTTTATAAGCCATTTCTCCATCATTATCATCAGGGATAATATCTACATAACTTTCAAGTAATGTAATAAATTTACTTTTTGCATAATCTAAGCCTTTTTTAAGGTCAACGGTATTTATATCTTGTTGAATATACTCATAACCTTCATTACACATCGCAGCAGCTAAAACAGTGCTAGAAGTAGTACCATCTCCTATAAAGTTAGCAGTTTTTTCAGTAACGGTTTTTACTAATTGAGCACCTAAATTTTTTAATGGATCTTTAAAATAAATACTTTTAGCAACAGTAACGCCATCTTTAGTTATTTGATGAACTCCGTCAACTCCTTTTTCAATGATTACGTTTTTACCCTGTGAACCAAGCGTTGACCCAACGGCTTCTGCAAATTCATTAATACCGGCTAGCATTGGTTTACGTGCTGCATCTCCGTGATAAATTTCTACTGTTTTAATACTCATTTTATCTCCTTTGTTATTAATAATTTATTTCAAAAAGTTTTAGTATTTTATTAACTATTTCAGTAGTTAATTGTGGATTTTTCCTTTGAAATTTTCTAAATGAACTAAAGTTAATGTTTGCGCGTTTTGCAACTTCATGTGAACTCCATCCTTTTTCTTCCATTTTTTGCTTTACTTCATCTATATAGTTAATCCATTTTGGAGGTTTATTATTGGGAGGATCATTATCGCCTTTTTTATCGCTCTTTTCTTCAATCTTGCTCTTTTTATTGCCTCTTTTTTTCTTTATTTTTAGTTCATTTATTGCAAGTTCATTTATTGCATTTGCAACAGCCTGTTGCATTGAAGATATAACAGCCTCTAGCCTTGATTCTGCTGAAGATATAAAATCCTGTTGCCCCAATGCTGTTTTGTCTTTAAATTTTTTCATTTCATCAAAAAGCTGACCTTTAAGATCATTTGTAAAATAAGTAAAAATACGGTTTTGAATATTCTCCATTTTATTAACACAGTTATTAGAAGTAAATTCGGTTATATTTTTGCTTTCTTGTAACTGCTGTTCAAAAAGAACTAAATTAGTATCAAGTGTATTTATTTTAAAACTCAGTTGATCTAAACGATTCTTAATAGATAGTTCGTTAAAGTTACCCCTAGATATGTCTTTTGTACTCTCACAATTATTAATTTTATCTATAGAATTAATTTGAATTTTAGTATCAACGTCAGTATCTAACTCTTTTAAAGCCTTCTGTAGTACTAGGTTGAGTTTTTCTCTTTTATTGATCATTTGATTTTGAAATGCAGTTAAAATTTCTTCTAAATTTAAGCATTTAGAGAGCCACGCTGCCTGATATATATATTCTGTTGGTGTTTCCTCTAATAAATTATCAATTGTATCTGATAGATATTTTAAATAAGTATATATATTTAGTAATTCGTTACGCATTGCACTATTATTCATTCAAGTCTCATACTTAAAGGGTTAAATAATTTTTCTAATTGTTGACATAAATTATTATAATCCGTCTCATTAAAGCCTTCTATATCATATATATGTAATTTAGGAGCTAAATCATAACGTGTTAGTCTTTCTATAACTTCAATGTTTTTATCTTTAACTAAATTAATAAATATAGGACGATATATTATTACTTCAGTAACTCCTTCTTTTTGAATAAAATTTCCTCTAAATTTCGCAGTTTTAGTGCTATAGGCAACTTTTACAGTTCCTGACAGAAAGGCAAAGACTACATTGATTAAATTATCCTTATTTATATAGTCAAAACCAAAACTATTGGTTATAGCTTTTAAATTACCGTCATAGTCTTCTTTGGATTGTAACATTATAAAAGCATCATAATCGGTTTTTAAATGTTTAACTAAAGCGTCTATAAGATCAATTGACATATTATAATATAGTTATATTGTTGTCGTATTAATTATTATAATACAATAGTTAATTTGTAAAGCTATATAAATATGATATTAAGCTCGAGCGATATTAAAATATTAAGATGGTATAAGGCAATGGGTGTAGATGAGATCCATTCCAATAATACTCGTACTTATATTAAAAAAAATCCCTCGGAAAATCCCTCTCCCGTAAAACCGTCTCTAAGACTTAGCTTCAGACAAAATAAAAAAAATTATGTAGAAAACAGAGAAACCTTAAGTCGGTTGGCTGTTCCATTGTTTTCCAAACCCCTTCCATGGCTCTCCAAGATGCAAAACCAAGTAGCAGAAGTAGCAGTTAAAAATAGTCAAATACCTAATAATCTTTTAAATGCAAATATTTTATTAGATATGACAGCTTCAGAAATATATTCGTATGCTTACAAAATTAAAGATAGTTCAGGTTGATTTTATATATAAAATATTATAATCTAATCCTAGATCGAGTTTTTTCATTATTTACTCGATCTAACAACAACAAGTTCTCCAATATTTGTTTACGTAATAAAAAAGACTGAAGTAAAAATCAGTCTTTTTTATTATGAATCTCCCAAAATCCTCCTATTTGAAAATAATCAAAAAATAGTTTTCAGTATTATGCTTGGTTTTAAGCTAATGTGTTATGGGATTACATATCCCATGTTGACATTATATTAGATTTATTATAAAATAACTTTGTTAATAGATTGGACTATTAATATTAATAAAGGAGTAAAATATGAAAACATTATATCAAAAATTAGATTTATTATTAAATGAGATTAAATCTATTGAAGGTTTAGATCTAAAACAAGAAAGGAGTGTTTATAATGAAGAAGAAATAAATGCTATGTTTAAAGGTAAAATAGATAATGAAACTAATATAGAAGTTTTTATTAAGTTAAATCCTATTCCTAAATATTAAATGGCAAGTATTGAAAAACGTCTTAAAAAAGACAAATCATTTTCTTATCGAGTTAGAATTGATATAAAAGGAGCTCCTTCTGTCAGTTGTACATTTGATAAATTAGCAGATGGCAAAAAATGGGCTTCCATTACCGAAGCTGCTATTAGAGAAAAAAGATATTTAAAAGTAATAAAAGAAAAACATAGTTTTAGTGATTTAGTAGAGCGTTATATAGATAATATTTTAATTAGAAAACCTAAATCTATTGCTAAGCAAAAACCTCAATTACTTTGGTGGAAAAAACAATTAGGTGATTATAATTTAAATGAAATCACTACTGCTATGATTGTAGAGTCCAGAGATAAATTAGCTCAATTAGAATTAGATATAAAAGAACAAAGATCTGCAAGCACTATTAATAGATACATGGCAGTGCTTAATCATGCATTTAATGTAGCTATTAAAGAATGGTGTTGGCTTGAAATATCTCCAATGAGGAATATTGCTAAATTAAAGGAACCAAGAGGAAGGGTCAGATATCTAACTGATACAGAGCGTCAACATCTACTTGATACTATACTTGATGTATGCAAAGGAGAAAAACACCCTGATTTATATATTTTAGTAATACTTGCTCTTAGCACGGGAGCAAGAAAAATGGAGTTACTTACTTTAAAATGGAAAGATGTATATTTAGATAAAAATGCAATTATTTTACATGAGACTAAAAATAATGAGATTAGAAGATTGCCTTTAGTAGGGAAAGCTTTTGAATTATTACAATGGTTAGATGATTGTAAAAAAAGTAATGATAGTTATGTATTTGTAAGTAAAATTTCTACTAAACATATAACCATAGAATATAAATGGAGACAAGTTCTCAAAAAAGCTAATATAAAAGATTTTCGTTTTCATGATTTAAGACATTGTGCTGCTAGTTACCTGGCTATGAATGGTGCTACCGCTACGGAAATAGCTGAAATATTAGGTCATAAATCTTTGCAAATGGTAAGTCGTTATAGTCATCTTTCCCAATCACATATAACTGATGTGGTAAGCAGTATGAATAAGAAAATATTCGGAGATAAATAATATGAGTTTTATTTATTATCCTAGTAATAATTTTCTTAAGAATCAAGAAAAAGGGGAAATAACTACTCAACAAGAAATTAGAGATTATGATAGATTGCGGCGTTCTATTTGTAATGAGCCTTACGTTATAAAAAACGAAGATGTCGTTGGATTTGAAAGTTATACTAAAAAATTACATACTGGTAGATCTGAATATATTATTAAAGTTAAGTTAAATAAGATTAACTTTTCTACTGGTGATGATTATATTGAAGTATTTTATTCGAATGAAGAACAACGCGATAACTTTCTTAAAGAAATACAGAATAATATAAAAAATGGAGATAAACAGTTTTATGGATAATAAAGTAGCACCTATACTCAAGAAACTTTGTAAAGCAGTTGATACTGCTCTAGATATTAATGGATTAGTCTTTTTAAATTTACAAGAAATGGGCACAATAAAATCCTCTGAACATAAAGCTGAAATGAAATTTGTAGGTAGTTTAGATAGAGAAACAAACGTGAATGTTACTATTATAGTTGCAGTAGATGACTCTCCATTTATAGATAAACTTAAATATAGTTATAAAGAAAAAAATGATAGAAAACAGCTTTATGGATAACAGAGTTGTTATAACTCCTGAGCAATTTGATGACATGATTAATATGTTAACCAATCTCAAAGAGAAATACTTTGAAAGATTGGTATTTTATGCTACTAAATATGATGAGTTACAAAATAAAAAAGACAAAAGATTAGATAGTTATGAAAAAATGGCAATTGGTAAAAGAATATTTTATCAAGAAGATATGCTTAAAAAATCTGTATGGCAGGTAAATAATGCTATATGGGAAGTAGATAAACGTATTAAAGGGGATATTGCAAAGGAGTAGAATATGACTAATAAAAGTAAACTTAAGTTAGAAGGTAATATAATTGGTTATATGTGTGAATCATCATTAGATGGATGGAATTATTGTATATATAATAAAAATATAAATACTATATTTATTGATACATATGAAACACCCGGAGATTTTGTATTAAAATTAAATTCAGATGATAGTATGACGTATGCAGCTTTAACTTATGACACAAAAGAAGAATGTCTAGCCGATAGAGATAAATTGTTGGATTGGTTAAGAGGTGATAATAATGAAACTAATAACCTTAACAAGCCTGTATTAGAAGAAGATAAAGAACTTAGAAAATTATTCGAAGAACCCTTAAGTGAACAGGCTTTAGATAATTTAGCAGATTATTTACTGGGATGGGAAAAGAATCGTGGGTTGTCAGTAAGAATTTTAAATTGTTTTTTAAATAAAGATCCAGGCTATCCTAATAACTTACGTGAGTTACTTATGATGACAGACTCTCAATTATTAGAATGGCCTAATTTTTGGAGAAAATCTTTAAATGATTTTAAAGAGTGGTTAAATGATATGAATTTAAAAACAGGAATGACACAAGAAGAAATAGAAGAATTCTTAATTAAGAGAAGCTAATACACAGATATCGCTTTAAAGATCCTCATTGTTCTAAAGCATCTTTAATAATAGTTTCTTCAGCATTAATTGTTTCTTTTAATAATTTTATAGTTGTTTCATATCCTTTTCTCTGTTCATCAGTTATATCATTGTTTTTAAGTATTCTTTCAATTACTTTTATAGATGCACAAGTATGATTTTTTTCATATTCAGAACGAGACTCATATTTTTTATCATGTGCTAGAGCAGTTAATACTCCTATATAATCTTGAAGATCAGGGTATGTTAATTTTCGATTGTAATAGTTTTGCATTTTAGATTTGTTCCTTTATTGATTTGTTATCGTTAGTTTTTACCTTCATTACCGTCAAAAACGGTGAATCTTTCAAAAGACATCCTCATAACAGCGTCGCATAAAAACTGTTGGGTATCTAATCCTAATCTATCTCTAAAAGAGGAGGTTATTGATATACCGTCATTGTCATCAAAAATAACTATAACATTATTTGCTTTATGTTCTTTTTTAATCAATTGCACCAATTCTATTTTGTCTTTAGGTAAAGATATGCTTTTTTCAGAAGTTGGAAAGGATAACACTTTGAAATCAGGTTGTGTCATTAAAATTACTCCTATTAACTATTGACTAACTTCTTTTTTAAGGCGTATATTAGGAATGTTACCCCTAATGTGAGATAAGTTAATTTATATAAAAATATTACATAATTGTAAATACATTTGTCAAAAGCAGAGCAAAGATTATGTTAAAAAATATAAACAAATTTTTGAATGAAAAAGAATATGTACGCTATTCTGAGTATGCACTTTTGCCCGCAATAGAATATAGTGAAAAATTATTCCCCAGAGATCATCTTAAAAACGCCTATCTAATAGCATGCCACCATATCTTGCCTTCAGCACATATGATGATTCGTTCAATGATAAATCTTGGTTTAGATGAGAATAATATTGCGTTGATAGGTAAATGTTATTCTAGCGATGAAAAGACTATGGAGAACATGATTAAAGAGGGGATATTTGTTTGTAAATCAAGTATAGAATTTGATTCTGATAAGTCATTTGATCAACAATTCAAAGAATCGGTTACCAGCCTCTTAAAGAATCAAATTCAAAGAATGCAACCCCCTAAAGATGCAAAAATTATCATATTAGATGATGGTGGGGCATTAATTACTGCGGCTCAGTATTTAGCTGAGGACTACACTAATCTTTGCGGGGTTGAATTTACATCTTCAGGATATCGCAGGTTGGCTGCTATGTCATTAAAATTTCCAGTTATTGATGTGGCTCAATCTAGGTCAAAATTACAATTTGAATCTCCTTTAATTGCAAAAGCTATAACGGATAATCTTAAAGCAAAGCTTAACATTTCATCTGTACCCCCTAAAGATATTTTAGTAGTTGGCTCAGGTGCAATTGGAAATGCTGTTCGTAAAATGCTAAAAAATGATTGTTTTCAACATAAAATAAAAGGTTTTGATTCTATTAAAGAGCTTAGTGAACTTGATAATTTTGATTTTAGTGAATTTGATATAATTATTGGTGCAACCGGTAATCAAGTAATGAGTCATAATTACTATGACTCTTTAAGGGAAGAAGCTATTTTGGTAAGTGTGTCATCGTCTGATAGAGAATTTGATGGAGTAAAATTTAGACAATTATCAGGTAAAAAATGGAATACGCACGATGATGTTTATTATAATGGGTTATGCCTATTAAATTGTGGCTTTCCAGTTAATTTTAGTGGTGGTAGCAGAGTTAGCGTGCCATTAAAGCAGTACCAATATTTTATGGCAATGTTATTTATTGGTGTTTGTGAGGCGGTATTTTACAATAAAGATGATGGTCAAATAATTAAACTTAACAATAATTTTATGAGCGGAAATTTAAATAAAATGGTTGGATAAAGTATGTTTAACAAAAAAATTACTCATTTCTTTGGCGAGCTGTATGGGAGTATGTTAAAAGAAGCTAAAGACTTTGAGTCTTTATTTGTTAAATTTGGTTGTTCAATAGTTTTCTTTTATTTGTTCTTTTATATTTTTAATATAAATATAAATCATATCAATGATGAAAATTTAATTTTAAGAGTTATAGCTGTTACACTTGGTTTGGGATTGACACTTAAGAATTTCTGGCCAGAATCAACCAAACGATTTTTACCGATATATTGGTATTTTACTCTGACTTATTGTTTTCCATTTTTCTTTTTTTTCATGCTTTTTCAAAACCCAGAGTCAAATATATGGCAAATTAATGGACTAGTTGGGGTAGTAGCTTTAACGTTTTTTATGGATTGGATTGCTTATATTTTTCTTTTGGTTATTGGAGTATCGCTAGCTTACTTAGCGGTTTACTTTACTAACGCCAACGTAATTTTATCAAGTGATTTAATAGTTGTGTTTGGTAGTTATACCGCTCCGTTATATTATTTACTAACAAGCTCTCACAACAAAAAGAAAATACATGATAATAATCTCTTTCTAGAACAACAATTACTTAACATTGCTTTAACAAAAAAGTCAGAAGATTTAGAAAAAGCTTTAAATATAAAAACAGACTTTCTAAATAATATAAGTCATGAAATACGTACGCCAATTAATGGCTTAGTAAATTTATCAAGCTTATTGTCTGAGAATTGGAAAAAGTATTCTGACTCTGAGCATTATAAAATTATAAAAACCATTGCTGAATCAAGTAAGCGTTTAATAAAAATAATAAACAATGTTTTAGATATTTCAAAATTTACATCGGGTAAAATGAGTATGACAATGATAGAA